ATTGATTTTATCAAGAATTATAACGATACTGTATCGAAACAACCGGGTGGGTTTCGCAATGGCGGACCCGCGGAGAAATATGTACAAGTAAATCATTATTGGTATCACGAGCATTATTCTGGTGTTGCTAAAAAGTTCTTGGGCGAGTTGATTCAGGCAATGAAGGGTCCTGATTTCTTCGATCATACTGATGCTCAGATTGATTACTTTCATGTGTCACATTACTTTGATATTAATATTGGTCGTTGGAATAAACCATACGAGTTAGTATAATGTTATTTTTTACTAATTTCTTCTTTGCCATACTCTTTACAGTATTGGCGTTTGATGCTAGTAAATGGACAGGTCGAACCGGTGCCGTGATATTCTATCTAGTGATAGCGTGTATGTGCTGGTTCTCGTGTGTATACTCTATCATGAATCATGATTCTGAACCAGTCAAGCCAGTAATTGATAAGTTTTTACTTATATGAGTTACTTTGACGTAATTATAGTATCAATTGGATTTGTGATATACTTAATATCTTGTTATATTTAAATTGGAAAATTGCAATGAATCATAAACACTACAATGAAATTATTGCTTTTGCCAAAGGCAAGAAGATTCAATATTTTGATCATAGTATGGAGGATTGGGCAGATTGCTATGGCGCTCCTCAATGGTCAGAACGTACTCTATATCGTGTAAAGCCAGAGCGTAAAGAAAATGCTGTAAGAATCGTTGGGCTGTATGAGCCAGATGGTTACGAGTGGAATTACTTGGGTCAGTTTTGTGTAATCACTGACGGTGACACAAAGAAAGTAATCAGCATAGAGATGTTGAAATGACAGATCGTAAAAACACTAAAAAATAGTACTTATTATAGCATTTGGTAAACAAAAGATAAATAACTATAAGAAAGCGCTTGACAATTAACCTAACTTAATATACAATACTAACATGAACTCGAAACTTACTCAGACAATTAATTCTTTCTCGATGCTACAACTAGCATCAGCGGGATCATATTGGCTCGGGCATGATGCGAGTTTAGCCACAATCGTCCCGACAATACGCCAAATTAATAATTCAGCGAATTTTATGGGCACAGTGTGTGGCAATGAGTATAAGAGTATTGAGGTTTTTGAAGGGCAAGATAGTTAGAAGTATAACTTTCTAATCAATTCAAAAAACCTCAGACCCAAAAGCTCTGAGGTTTTTCTTTTTGTAGTAAGTGGATGTAGACAACGCGAGTCGTGTGACCACTATAAAATAAGCACTTAATGGGCGGACAGAATACATGAATGTGTGGCGATAACATACATAGTAAGACTTCTGGTATGGGTTAAACCCATATAGAAAAGAATTAGTTTCTTTTCTTATATTTACTATATTTTTTACCGTAATACCAATCGTTGATCAAATAATCATCTATATTATATTTAGATACATATTTGGTTTCTTTAAGATCATCATTTGATATCCATTTGTGATATGTTGCTGGATTTATGGCACGACCGGATTTTATTGCTGCTTTCATATCTCTAGATCGATTATCGCTAAATTGTTTTTTAAATTCTATATCAGTTTCTAATTTATGTTTAAATGCTAAATTTCCTGCTTCTGATATGTCTTTTTGTTGATTTAAACGATGACCTTGATTTGGTAAAGAGTTAATATAAGAAAATGAACCACCCCCACCCCCACCCCCGCATTCAATCACCTTATTTGCCCATATTTTATTTCCAAAATCATCAGACGCAGTTACGATATTCCATAATCTACTATAATATCGACCCCATTTATTTCGTTCTTCAATTGATGATGTTTGTAAGATTATTTCGGTATTAACTTTATTTCCAAATTGTTTTATGTGACGAGTCCAATCTATTCCGGACCCTTTGTATTTAAATGGATTTTGTTTTGTTTGACCCAGATATTTTAGACCTGTTTTTGTGTGAGTCTTTACATAAAGATAATAAATAGTCATGCTGATGCTCCTATAAGCGTTAGAGTAGTTGGATATTGTCAGTATCGCGAACTACATATATTTAGCCAAACTACTATAAAACACAATTTTTGTATGCTACAATATTTGAATGAAAACAAGAGAACAAATTATATATGGAATGTGTATGACATTCAGACATGACTATGGGCTAGAAAAACCTACTGGAGATAACTTTGCTAGTAAGTTATCGGCAGGCACAACACAGGCTGAACGTGAGTTTCTGTGGAAGCAAATGGCGCAGATATTTGATAACGATATATTACCTTATATGGAATTTAAAAATGAGTAAACTAAAAGTAGCAGAGTTGTTTTATAGTATTCAAGGAGTTCATTTTATTAAACAATTCGGTTAGTTATCTAAGTGTTTAATAAAATTAACGCAACCAAAGAGTGGCAATACGTTTAACGCCGCTTATAACTGGTTCGCCTGCATGAAAGGTTAAATCTTTAGTTGGACTGTCTGGTGGATATGTAAAATACAAACAAGCTCCTTGGCGTGGATTTACTTTGATACCTAATTTGCTGAATCCAGTTTCACCGCCGGTGAAATCGTCATTGAGATAAAGTATAAAAGTTCCACGTCTGTTGGGTTTACCTTTTAATCGTGCTTCATTATGAAAATAGTCGTAATGTGATTTATAAAATTGATCAGGTGCGTATTGTGTTAACTGCCAGGATTCTGCTAAATTTATATCATATACATGATTATATTGTCGTTCTAGAAAATCTAAGGCAAACTTTGTAGCATAGTTAAATTTACCGCGAGTTTGATGCGTAGAACTTGTTCTTATGTCGGTGATGCTAATAGTACCGTCGGGTTTTGTACCGTTACTTCTTGCAAAATCATCATTGGGAACATTTTTCATTTCTTCAATTATTGAGCTGGGAATGACTCCGTCAATAATAGCTATAAAAGGATCTTGATGTATTATCATGCAAATATTTATCTTGCTCAAATATTTTTTATTAACTACCAAATTATAAAGTAGTATCAACTATTAAATATTGGTAATATTCTATTTAGGAGCTACTATGGCAGAAGAAAAAAAACCGTTATCCCGCAGTGAACGCGAAGCAAAAATTAAAGATAAAGCCGGCTGGGTTATTACAGTATTAGCATTGATGTTGGCCATCAATACGTACATTTCCAATGGCTTTAGTGGCAAAGTATTAACCAATACTATCGCTGCCAATAATATGGCGTGCCGCAGTAAATACACATGCTGATGCTCCTTTTAAGCGTTAGAGTGAGTGGGAATTCCAGTTCCGTGACTCACATCTTTATTTATCATTTTTAAGCGCATTGTCTTCGGAGATCGATCACGAGTTTATTGATGTGATAGTGTGTTTAAAAATTGTAAATATGCTCGGTTAGCTGAAATGGATTAGCAGCGTCTTGATAAGGCGCAGATATTGGATCGTTACCAATACCGAGTACCAAGCCCTGTTGGACAAATTGGCAAAGTCATCTCTCTCAAAAGGAGAAATTCTCTCAGTTCAAATCTGAGACAGGGTACCAAAATAATGCGGGATTAGCTCATCTGGTAGAGCGTCAAGTTGCCAACCTGAAGGTAGTCGGTTCGAACCCGATATCCCGCTCCAGAGTACTCCTTATTAGTCTACTGTTCATTGACGATAAGGGAAGGGAAAAAGAACAGTTCTCTCGAGAGTTTATGGGCTGTTAGTGATAGTGGTAGCACATGTGCTTTGCAAGCATGAGGCAAGGGTTCGATTCCCTTACGGTCCACCAAATTAGTTGACATTTAATTCATGATGAGTTATAATGTGTAAATAGTAGTAGAAATTAAAGTTTAATTGCCTTGTAGCACAGTTGGTAGTTGCGCCTGACTGTTAATCAGGATGTCGGTGGTTCGAACCCACCCGAGGCAGCCAGTTTTAGTAATCTTAGTTAACATAAAAGATAAATATGAAAACAATTCTAGTAGATAATGATGGCTTTAATACTAAAGTAGAATTACGAGAAGTTCTTAGCCCTCAAGGCTCAGTACAACTTCGCTTTCTTACTGAATGGGATAAAGCAAAACGAGATGTAGGTGATCATGTTCAATATGAAGTTGTATTGACTGTCGCTCAACTCAAGAATCTGAAAGATTTACTGTAAAGTACATGGCGGAGTAGGGGAGTCTGGTCGTCCCCGCTAGTCTCATAAGCTAGAGATCGTGTGGTTCGAATCCCACTTCCGCAACCAAATATATGACAAGGAGTCATTATGAAAACAGTATTAGCGATTATTGTAGCAACAGCAGCACTTAGTGGATGTGTAGTAACTGATCCGTATTATGTTCAGACTAGACCAGTGTATGTTCAATCAGCTCCAGTCTATGTACAGCCTAGACATGTTTATGTAGTTCCACAGGTTCGTTGTGGTTATGTACAACAGTGGAATAATTACTACAGAACATATCAAAGCATAAGAGTCTGTCGTTAATGAAATGTGAGACCTGTGATCATGATCATATCGGAATTTACGGTTCTGGTAGATTTTGTTCAACAAAATGTGCTCGTTCATTTAGTACAAAACTTAAACGAAAAGAAATAAATTTGGCAGTAAGTAAAAAACTAAAAATTTCAGAGTCTTCTTTAAAACACAGAGAATGTAATTATTGTAAAACATTGTTTATTCCATTTAGCAAGGGTAATAGAGTGTGTTCCAACGAATGTGCTATTGAAATAAAAAAGAAAGCTGGAAAAAAAGCATACATCACTATGATTCAAAATAATAATCATAATGGTTGGAAAGCTAGAACCGGAAAATTGCCTAGTTACCCAGAGCAGTATTTTATTGATTTATTCAGCAATGAAAACATCGTTGAATATATTAGAGAAATGCCGTTTTGTGGATTTTTTATAGATTTTGCATTTACTGATAAGATGATTGCGTTAGAAATAGACGGAAAACAACATTGTCTACCAGAAAGAAAAAAGAAAGATGAAGTAAAAGATCGACTACTTATAAACAATGGGTGGACTGTTTTTAGAATAAAATGGTTTAACCCAAGAACACAAAAAGGAAAAGATAAGCTCTATCCTCAAATAGAGAATTTTAAAAAGTTAATCAGTTCGTAGCTCAAGTAGGCAGAGTACTCCGTTTGGGGCGGAGAGGTTGGAGAATCGTGGTCTCCCGAACTGACCATTTTTATATCCGCGTAGCTCAATTGGATAGAGCAACAGTTTACGAAACTGTAGGTTGGGGGCTCGTATCCCTCCGTGGGTACCAAGTCGCCTTAACTCAACTGGATAGAGTGTCAGTCTTCGAAACTGAAAGTTGTGGGTTCAAGTCCCTCAGGCGGCACCATTAGAGAAACTTAACTATGAAAAAAATATTTCTAGATACTGAATTTACAGATTTTATTGACTGTGAGCTGATTAGTATTGGCGCAGTTGATGAAGCTGGCTTTGAATTTTATGCTGAAGTTACTGACTTTAGACGAGAAGCCTGTAGTTCATTTGTCAAAGAAACAGTTATTCCATTATTGGGTCAATATCCCGCATCGTATGTAAACACAAAACAACTAGTGGCTAAAGTATTTTATGAATGGTTAGAATCATATCGTCATGATGGGTGTATACTATGTGTTGACTATCATGCTGATTGGGATTTAACTTTAGATTTACTAAGTTTAGTATCTAATGCTGATATTAGTTTTGTTCAAGGTAGAATGATATGGACTGATTTAGATCATCAGAAAATTGAACAGTTTTGGGTAGATAGTCAATTACCACGACACATGGCGTTATATGATGCTCGTGCTAATCGTATAGGTTATGATGAAGAGAATGGTTATCGAGGAAATAATGAAGAATCGTTATAAGAAAATATCGCCTGTTACTGTGTGGCTGATGTATGATAAGAAACAAGATACGTATACTCATCATCATATTGAAGATGGGCATTGTGTCAATGATATTCCTACACCGAAAGAATCAGTTCATTCGTCGTGGGCAAATCAAAAATGGATAAAAGAATTCAAGTGGATTCGTACCGATTATGTAGTACAAGATGATAGAAAGCACAAATATGCCGAATTGATACACGCATGGGCAAATGGTGCTACAATACAAGTATATTGGACCGGTAGTGGTATGACTCAATACGATTGGATCGATGTTGAATACCCTATTTGGAACATGGACGACTGTAAGACTCTCGAAGGTGAGAGCATTACATGGCGATTTAGAATTAAACCCGAATAATAGAGAAAAAAGAAAATAGATGTATAAAGTATATTGGACTTCAGAAGATGGAGCAGCTAGAAGTGAAGATTATTTAGAAATGGTAACAGCATTGACTGAAGCCAATCGTCTTCGTTCCGTAGGTTTTGCTTACGTTGCAATGATAGGAGAAAATCCAAACCAAGTTGGTAAGATGGGAGTGGATAGTGTAGTAGACGGTAAATTGCCAAGTGGGGAAGATTACACTTGGAAGATGCGAAGAATTTAAAAGTTTTATCTCCGTGTGGCGTAATCTGGTAGCGTAGCTGGTCTGGAGCCAGGCGGTCCAAGTTCAAATCTTGGCATGAAGACCATTTTTGCAGGGTGAGCTAGTTTGGTAATTCAGCGACGGTTTGAAGAACCGTAGAACTCAGTTCGATTCTGAGACCCTGTACCAAAGTTTTATGGGTAAGTAGTTCAATTGGCAGAATAGCGGTCTCCAAAACCGTTGGTTGTAGGTTCGAGTCCTACCTTGCCCGCCAAATAGTAATGCTGATATAGCGTAGTGGTAGCGCACTCCCTTGGTAAGGGAGAGGTCATGAGTTCAATCCTCATTATCAGCACCAATGAGTAACACAATTTAAAGGAGACGTAAATGAGTATCAAGGATATGGTTGCTGGAAAAACTGTAAAGTTTGTTAAATACCAACGTAGTGAACTGTGGTATGTGACTGAGTGCGGATTTGAATTTCCTGTTCCTCTAGATGAAACAGGTGACGCTGCATTTCTTGATACTGATAAGGCTATGATGTTTATGCGATGGATTCGCAAGTACATGGAATTTCTAGAAGCAGCAAAGCAAGAAAGTTAATTTAATGCCCTGGTGGTGGAATGGCAGACACTCTAGTCTTAGGAACTAGTGCCGCAAGGCGTATCGGTTCGAGTCCGATCTGGGGTACCAAATATTTAGATTCTTAGTTCAATGGTAGAATGGCTGGTCGACATCCAGCGGACAAAAGTTCGATTCTTTTAGAATCTACCAAACAATGGGTAGTAATGCAGCGGGGTTGGTCCTGCGACTGGCCTTGAAAACCAGGTTCTCTGTAATGGGGATGGGGTTCGACTCCTCTGCTACCCGCCAATTTTAGGAGCAGTTATGTTTAAATTTACAGAAAGATACTTTTTCCGAATGCGTTAGTTTACGCAAAAGGAGAAAGACATGAGTAGAACATATCGTTTTAAGCACGACGAGTACATGATACAAGATGAACTTTATGAATGGGTAAGATTGGAAAATCATCTATACGCTTATAATAAAGTTAAATTAGATTCAAAGAGTAAAGAAGGTCAACGTAAAATTGCAGTTACTCGCTCAGGAAAGCATATTATGCAATATAATGGGCCAAGTTGGTTCAGACGTGAATTTGCACAAGTGCCGTATCGAAGACGTGCAAAAAGATTGATACATAATTATATGTATGGTAAAGCAGAAGATGTTATAATTGAATCTAAGCCACACAGAGATTATTGGTACTAAAATATCACGCTTTTGGGCGTGATATTTTTTATGAATATTAAAGGTAAAATAAAATGAGAAATTATGATTCAAAGATAGAAGATATGATAGGAAAAGTATTCACTTCAGTGACATCAGATCATGACACAATGACGTTCAAAAATGACACAGAATCGTTTACATTTTTTCATGATCAAAGTTGCTGTGAGAGTGTAGAGATCAATGACATTGTTGGTGATTTATCTGACTTGGTCGGAACTCCATTATTAATGGCAGAAGAAGTATCGGGTAGTGGTCCAGATTCAAATGATTTGTCGAATTCGCGTACTTGGACATTTTACAAATTTGCCACTATTCACGGATACGTAGATGTACGCTGGCTGGGCGAGTCAAATGGATACTATAGCGAGAGTGTCGATTTAGATCATCAAATGTTGTAAAAATACAACACTATTATTTGACGATAATTCAATTTTAGTGTAAAATATACACATACACTAGAGAAAAGGACAGAAAATGAGCGAATTAGCAGCGTGTTCTAAAGAGGCAAAAGCCATAGTAGAATTCGAAAATCGTATTAAATATATGATTATCATGAGCAATGGCTATCATGATCGGTTAAGTGCTATTCGCTGGATTGCTAAACGAGAAGGCGCTGTTAAAAACCCAAAATCTCTGTGTCTTTTGTTGGGTCTCCCCCAAGATTACTTTGCCGGTGATTTTTTCTAATGTTGTAAAAATACAACACTATTTGATTGACAGTAAATCAGTATTATTGTACAATACACACATACACTAGAGAAAAGGAAGTACAATGTCTAAAAAGAATGTCGCAGTTGTCAATATGAAAACCCACGGGTCGCACGGCGGCACTGATGTCAATTTCTTTGTCACTAAGAATTCTCAGATTAACATTACTGAGTATGCACATCCAAGTCATCGACGTGATGACAAGCCAATACGCTATATTTGCGTAGATGATGGGCGTCATGGCAACGGTGGGTGGTTATTTGAAACAGATCGAGACTATAAACTCGCTGACGTATTAAAAGTGTTTGAAGCCGCTTTCAATAGTTTGGACTAAATTGTTGTAAAAATACAACTGATCTTGACAGTAAATCGATATTTTGATATAATATACACATACACTAGAGAAAAGGAAGTAAACATGAATTTACTAAATCAGATGGCATGTGCTGAAGAAAAATTTTGTGATAAATTAGATGCCGAAGGTCCCGTTGTTATTCACGGAAAGTCGTTTGATCGTAGCTTTATTTTGCGAGTAATGGAAGAAGATTATTACGCTGATGCTCTTGACGCTTATATGATTGAACTCGGTATTGATATTGATGGCGAATAATATGAGCATCGACAAAGTTATTGAGTTGGTCGAACAGGCAGCAATTTATTCCCCAGCAACGGGCGAGTCAATTCGTATCGACTATTGGGATACTCCTGATGAGGATCCACAAGAAATGTTTTATGGGACTGGCGAAGAATCAGGCGAAGAATATGGAATTCGTTTTGATGAAGTCGATCTAGATTTAGATTTGTTTTACAAATTAGTTTTAATTAATCCTAAGGATTAATCAGAAAAAGGAAAAGTAGTATGAAACCTATCACTGTAGCTAAAATGAATAACAAGATTGTTGAAATTCTTAGAGTTGCTAGGGTAGTTGAGTTTTCTGATGAACTTGGTTGGGTTTGTATTTGTCATGATATCAATGATGTAAACTCCAGCGCGGTTCGTTGGGTACGACTCAAAGATCAATACTTTGAATGGGTCAGGGAATTTAACAGAATTTAATTTTTTAAAGTAGTTAAATTCTCTTGACAATAAATCAGTACTACGCTATAATAGAAGTTCAGTAAGTAAATCGTTCTTTAAAAATCAGACGCAATATTGAAGTACTCTTAAACATTGGTCTTGGTCGTTACCAGCCTAATGCAAAAACGGCGACGAGAGTATTTCAATATTGTGTTAATCACAATAGTAGTACGTTGACTCTATGATACTGGGAAGTATCGACCTGCTGGGAAGCACTTCCGAGAGTCATCATTATGAAGTACATTTGCACTCCTTTTCTCAAAGATCCGATTGGCGCATAATCAGAGCGAGTGTACTTCATTATGATGATTAATAGTACAATACAGCTATCGTCTATCGGTTAGGACGCTAGGTTTTCATCCTAGTAAGCGGGGTTCGATTCCCCGTAGCTGTACCAGTAACGATAGTATAATGCCGTGGTAGCTCTCTGGGAGAGTAACTCGTTGTCTGCGAGACTTAGGCGGGTTCGATTCCCGTCTACGGCGCCAGAGCAAATGACATATTAGCAGTAGTATGTCCAACGGTTGTAAGTGACGATGGGTTATCGGAACTTAGAAGATTTCAATGCTGCATTCGACTTCTGATGAGGTCATCAGACTTTCAATCTGGTCAGAGGGGATCGTAACCCCTATGCAGTACCAAGTTTTATAGAGATAATATGAATAGTTGTTTATTCTGTAATAGACCGTGTAAAAGAAAATATTGTTCAAGACAATGTGGCGGAAAAGCATCTAACGGCGGGTATCGTGAAGGCTCTGGAAAATCAAAGTCTGGATACTACAAGGGTATATATTGTGGTTCAACCTACGAACTGTGCTGGGTCATATATCAATTGGATAATAATATTCCATTCAAAAGATTTCCTATCACGTTGTCCTATGAAAATAGGAAATATGTTCCCGACTTTCTTCAATTCGACAAGATTGTTGAGATAAAGGGATATGAGTCTCCAGAATCGGTTGCGATCAAAACGAATATCGCAAACAAAAATGGATATGACGTTATTGTTCTTAGAAAAGATCAACTCGTAAAAGAATTTAACTGGGTTAAAAATAATTATACATACAAACAAGTTTATGAACTTTATGATGACTATCGTCCGAAGTTCTCATACACTTGTGAAAATTGTGGAAATTTATTTTCCCGTTTACGAGAAAATAAATCAAAGCGAATGGCATGCTCCAGATCCTGCTCGTTAACATTGAATAGAAAAGTGTCTGGACATAATCAATATACAAAATAACAAGTTTCAATGGTGTAGATAGCTTAATTGGTAAAGCCCCGGATTGTGAAGCCGGCGGATGCGGATTCAAATTCCGTTCTACACCCCAAGTACATAAGATAGCGACAAGTAAGGCACGTGACTGAAAAATCGCCGTATCGTCGAGGTTGGCAGGAGATAATCTCGTTAAACCCCTGTCAGAAATTTTGCTTGACTAAAAATATTAGTTGAGTTATAATAGTAAACGAATTGGAGAGAAAAAATGAAAGCATTTGGATCTAAGCGTTGCTATCATGACTGTCGTGTTGTTCGTGCTGGTCGTGGTAAAAAGATTCTCTTTACTGTCGGCGTGAAGAATCGTAAAGCTGGTCGTAAGGTTGTAAAAGAATATGAGTAATCATATTGAAGTACATTCAGTATAAGGCAACTTTTATTATTATAAAATATGATAAATCCGTGAACGACCGCAACAAGAGGTTGTGCCGATAAACTTGTTTAAAGAGTGTATTTCAATATGGTAACCAATCCAGAAGGGAAAGATGGGCGTGAGTCTATAACATCGTTCCTTACTACGTTGACAGTTGATTACGATATCACTTCGTATGAAATGGGCGGGTTCAACGCAGGATAGTGAAGAGCCTAGACTATCCATCATATTGAAGTGTATTGTACGAACTAGTCCCGAATCAGCAATAGTATTGCTGAGGTCATATCGTATAGTATATTTCAATATTGTGTTTGTTATTAGTAGTGCCATTTTGGAAAATGCCTGTGTTCACCAGGCCAATGCACAGTCAATGTCCGCTCTGTCTAGCTAGCATCCGATACACTGTTGACTGAAACGAAAGCTGGATCTGCAGTGGCCACTGCTCCGGTATAAGCGTTCAGCGATAAAAGCAAACGACATCAGGGCGATTGTTGTCCATAACAAGATGGTACTACTAATAGCAACACGATACTATATTGAAGTACATTCACTCATAGTACTGATGCACGGCGCAGATGATGGAAATTGATTGAGTGTATTTCAATATGGCAATAAGGGATTGACCCACACATAACCCCGCGAGGGATACCCGCCGATGACGGTTAAAGCAGTCGGCTGCCATATTCAAGTACATTCGCCCGACCTCCAACGTTGGGTCCTGTTAAACCGTATCCGGACGCTGGGATATTGACAAGAGTGTATTTCAATATGGTAATCACATAATGGTGAGGCAGGAGACAAGGTGAGATTAACTTCTCAGTGAGCGTATCTCTCTATCCAACGCAGATAGGTTGGTCAAGTTCGATTCTTGACAGTGATAACCATAGTCGGCCCGTGTTCCCACCGTGCGGCAACCGAGTTTAAAAAAGCCGATAGCTATATGTGACGAGCGGGCAGCGATCAACGGTGGGACCATATTGAAGTACACTTGCGGGTATTCTGAAAGGACTAGTCCCTAACAATGTGACGACCAAGTGTGTTTCAATATGGTAGGTTAAGTTTTACCGGCGTGTAACTTCGGGATAAGCGCAGTTCAGAGAAGACTCTGATACCATATTGAAGTACATCAAGGTGATCATCGCGATCACTGATATGTGTGGTCATAGCCGGGTCCTTGTGGCCTTGAAGGTTGGCAGGTTCAAGTCCTGTGTAGTGTACTTCAATATGGTAATAAAGAATATGGACTGTTAGCTCAGTTGGTTAGATCGCTTGCCTGTCACGCAAGAGGCCACGGGTTCGAGTCCCGTACAGTCCGCCAAGTTTTGTTGTAAGTAGATGTTGAGAAAGCAAAGCCTCGAAAACTTTGTGAAAGAGTTCTCTCCGCAATGAGGCTAAACTAGCGACTCTGTTATCGACTAGCTCTACGTACCTCTAACCCAGCCGGCCTAGTATTAATGGGTAAAATGGTTTCGAATAAAGGAGGCGAAACGTTACAACAAATTCATTTTATATACTACTGTTAATAACATAGTAAATAAGTACTCATATAAGGAATTACAATGTCAGACACTATTAAATTGATCAATGAACAGATCGAAACGTGGCAAGAAGAAGATACAAAATTCATCACAGGAAATTCTGCTGCTGGCACTCGTGCTCGTAAAGCATTGAATGAATTAGCAAAATTAATTAAAGTTCGTCGTAATGAAATTACTGCTGAAAAACTAGCTCGTAAAGAAGCCAAAGCAGTTAAGTAAAGTTTTGGAGTAGAAGCATCAATGGTGATGCAGTGGATTGTAAATCCGCCGCCCTTCGGGCACGACTGGTTCGATCCCAGTATACTCCACCAAGTTTGCAAACGTCAGCAATCGGCGTGACTAGTTGGGGAGAGACCCTTCACAGATTAATTTTTAAAATGCTAGATAGCACTGGTGTGCGGCTGAATCTTATAAGTTCGGGAGAGTGGTCAGATGGGCTGCAACGGATAGGTTCGAATCCTATATCTAGTACCAAACAACGGTGGGATGGCCGAGTGACCAAAGGCAAGTGACTGCAAATCTCTACAATCGTCGGTTTGAATCCGACTCCCACTTCCAATAAACTACTTGACAGTAAATCAAGTTTGCGCTATAATGTTTTATCAATAGGAGAAGTACAATGAAGTCTAAGATGACCGTACCCAAACGTAACCCCTTCGTTTGTTTGGTACTAAAAAAGACAGGGGCAGGTAGTCATCGTAAGTCTAACAAGGCTGTACGAAAGCAAGACAAGCAACGGGGGTATAGCTCAATGGTAGAGCATCCGGCTTTTAACCGGTCGACCACGGATCGTTACCGTGTGCCCCCACCAATGTTGTCATATTGAAGTACATTCAAAGGCGTAGCGCACGCTGAGTGATGGACATAGCAGCGTGTTAGGTTACGGTGTAGGCAGGTTCGATTCCTGCGTAGAGTGTATTTCAATATGATAATGGTGATGTAGCTCAGTTGGTTAGAGCAGGTGACTCATATTCACAAGGTCAGTGGTTCGAATCCACTCTTCACTACCATAAGTTCAGTTGGGGATTAGCCAAGATGGTAAGGCAACGGATTTTGATTCCGTCATACACAGGTTCGATCCCTGTATCCCCTGCCAAAATATAAAAGGAAATAAAATGAATACTTGGATTACATCTGATCTTCATTTTAGTCACGCGAACATTATGAAATTTTGTCCAGAGTCACGGGCACGATTTAAAGATGACGTAGACTATATGAACGAAACGATGATTAAAGAATGGAATGAACTAATTGACCCAAATGACTTGACGTATATACTGGGCGATTTTGCGTTTTGTAACGCTCAAAAAGCAACTGAGATTGCTCGCAGACTAAATGGCACTAAGATTTTGGTCGAAGGAAATCATGATCGTAAATCACTAAACGATCCTACATTTCGTAAATGTTTCAAAGAAGTTCACAAATATCTAGATATCAATTATAATGGTACTAAGATTGTGATGCTTCATTATCCGATTGCCGAATGGGATCAGATGCATCGTGGAAGTGTTCATTTTCATGGTCATCTTCACGGTGGTATTAGCGGAATGGAAAAGTATCGTTGTCGTGATATGGGAATGGATGCCACTAATCGTATTGCCATTAGTATTGAAGAAGCTATTGCAGATGCACTGACTGGTGAAATCAAGGGACATCATACTAAGGAAATGTAATGAATAAGCAAGCATTAAAAGAATTCGTAGAGTCTAATCCACGCTTGGTTTCTAAGAAATCTTGTGGCGATGGAATCTACGTACTGAAATACAAACGTCGAGTATTCTATGACAAATTGTGGAATGAATTTCTAGAAGAATGTCGTGGAACTATCATTGATGAAGATTTCAATATCGTGTCGTATCCATTCACAAAAATCTATAACTATGGAATCGAAGACAAAGCACCAAAGTTAACATCGGATACTGTCGTGACTATGTTTCGTAAAGTCAATGGATTTATGGCTGCTATCACTTGGCATAACAACGATCTGTTAATATCTACCACTGGGTCTACTGACTCACCATATGTTGATATGATTCGTGAGCTGATTGATGTTGAACGCTATCGTTCTGTATGCTCTCGATATTCAACCAAGACCTTTATGTTTGAGTGTGTTCACAAGAACGATCCACACATTATCCCAGAAGTTGAGGGAATGTACTTGTTAGGGTGGCGTGAGAAGTGTTGGAACTCTGAGATTGAAACTGATATTGACACCGCTGCTCTTGATGGAGTTATTGCTGATCAATTTGAATGTCATCCAGTACTAGGTTACCGAGTAAACTTAGACGTAGTGTTGGACGTCGTTAAGCGAGTCAAACACGAGGGCTTCGTTTTTTACACAGATAACAAAGTGTCGGCAAAGATCAAATCGCCATACTATTTGATCAAAAAGTTTGTAGCTCGTAATCCACGTACTGACAAGTTGATGAGAGCAGATATCAAACAATCAATAGATGAAGAATACTATCCATTGATTGATCATATTCAATCAAACATTGTTGAGTATACTGCTCTAGACGAACAGTCACGATTAAAATGGGTTAGTGAGTTTTTGGAGCGATAGATGAAAAAGAATAAGGCTAACATTGAACATCAGATCCAATTAAAAAAGGACGAGATTATTAAGTATGAAGAGGTAATTAAAAATTATCCCCCAGATCGTATGAAAAAATACGGTCAGCCCTATCTTCAACAGTTACACAATGATCTTCAGATTCTACACAATGAATTAGAAGATCGAGAAGGTCGACGTGAGATTAAAACAAAATTAGGCTATAGTAGAATAGGACTAAACAATATATGAAAATAAAAAGTAACTTTAAAGATTACTATGATCATGTAGCTCATGTATACGGTGGAGGAGACCCCAAATTCGTATATGCTCGTTTACCCATTCAGTCAGAACGTTGTACATTAGAACTTAATGACAATCAAATGACTGAACTACGAATGAATAGATTGTATAATCATGACTTTGATCATCAATATAACTATCAATATAAGTATTTGGTTATTGCTGGTCGTCGTTATCTCACGGCTTGTAAATGGGCAAAGAATGAATTGGTTCCCGTTGATTATAAGTTATGGACAGAAAAGAATTTTCCAGAAGAATATGAACATGCTCGTAATGGACGTAGTTTTTGGTCCAGACGTATTAACTATGAAACGGAACTAGGAGGAGAATTTCCCGTTTTAACTGAGATTGCTCATATGATCAATGCTCCGGTATATTCTGTAAATATGGTAAATCGCAATATTGGTAGAAACAAAAATCTAATTACAGTAGATAGCAATATACCAGTGTTATCTAATTATGAAATACCCACTATTATTACAGCAGAACAATTGTATCAAGATTTGTCTTACTACGTATCAAACAAGATGCACGTTTCTCCTGATTTAGTAGTAAATGACAACCAAACTAACAAAGAAAAAATTGCTGGACATGGTTTTGATGTTAAGCAAAGTTTTAGACATAGGAAATAATATGAACGAAGAAGACTTAGAATATCGCTTGAGAAAACGTGCTGAGATTCGTAGACAGATATTAACTCGTAAGAGTGTTATGGAAGGTACGCCAGATCGAATAGCAGATTTACTTGAAGAAGCGGCTGCTGAACTTAATCGTTTAAAGATAGAGATCGAACGACTTGGTAATCCAACTGAAGAAGTTAGACGTTTGACTGAAGAAGTTGAACGATTGAATAATCTTCCAGGTCCAGCTTTTGCATAATTAACTTTGGACAAATAGTATGAAATTTTTAGTGCAGTTTAATTTGATTCACGAAATGGGTCTAGCTCAAGTTCGTGAAGCCATCAGTTCTTATCCACATCAATATGTAAGTGTTATTCCATTCTCTAATGAGATTATCTCTGATGAGCCAATTGAAGGCACTGACTATCTTGGTTATGGCAGTACTCTGTTTATCAAACTCGGTCATGAACGTGGATGGCAGGGTGTTTATTTTGACTACGAAAATTTCAATTATGAAACCGCAGTTAAACATCGCACTGATATGCTCAACAATGACGTTATACTGTCTGCAATCGACGTAATTCCATTTCTTGAAGAATCTACAGCAGATACATGGTTCGTTCGCCCTGCGCTTGATCTAAAGCATTTTAGTGGTCAAGTGATTGACAGAGTAGAATGTATTACATGGTTGAAAGACGCTATGAAGTGTGCTTCTAGTGGATCGTATCAGATAAACAATGACTTGAAGATTGTATTGGCGCAACCAAAAAACATTCAAGCTGAATGGCGTTGGTTTATTGTCAATGGAAAAATAGTATCAGGCGCAATGTATCGCTGTCGTGGTCAATTAGTTAAGATTCGTGAACTGGACAAAGCAGTAATTGACGAGGCTCAGAAATTGTCTGATGGTTGGTTACCACATCGTAATTGTGTCATGGATACAGCATTGGTAGATGATAAATTATCAGTTGTTGAGTTCAATTGTATTAACGGTAGCGGATTTTATGGACATGATGTTAATATTATTTTCAAAGAATTGTACGAAAACTGTTGACTTTTATTTTAATGTCGTGTATAATAGTTAAATAGTAGAGTAAGTAAACGGGTAGTTGCCTGAGTGGTTAAAGGAGCGGCTTGCTAAGCCGTCATCGGAAACGGTGCGTTGGTTCGAATCCAACACTACCCGCCACTAATTTGTAGTACATCGCAGGGTTGGCATATTGGTTGTGTCCTAGCCTTCCAAGCTAGTCAAAGGAGTTCGATTCTCCTACCCTGCTCCAATTTTTATAGGAAGTAAAATGGCTGTAATAACTGAAGATCGTTTAAAACAATTAATGATTGAGGCAAATGGATCTACTGATGAAAAATCGTGGACAATTGCTAGAAAATTTGCCAGCTTAGTATTACAAGAGAATATAACTATTAATTCCCCACTTAAAAATTTATCACAAGATGAAATACTAGAATTATGGGATTATAATAGTGGTGAACTTCTAGAGATAAACATTTTAGATTTTGCTAATGCTCATTGGAGAGCTTTATTAGGACTTATTTAGGAGAAGTAAATGGCACAACGTAATCAAGTAAGAGATCCAAACAAAACCAAAACTGGTAAACCCAGATTAGGTGGATTAACAGTAAGTCAACTCACTACTATGGTTGATAAAGAAGGTAAGAAGAAAATTAAGGCAAAGATTCTTAATCAGATTCGTATTGTAACTAGTCGTAAAGACTATGTAGCACCAGTTGTAGTAGAATCTACAGTAGAATAAGCAGTATCAATGCCCTTATAGCTCATTTGGCAGAGCACCGCACTTGTAATGCGGGGGTGGTCAGTTCGAATCCGACTGAGGGCACCAAGTATCAAATCTTGAATAACTTCAAGTGATTGTGAATACGTTCTAGTGGTTCATCCCAATTGCCAATAGTTGGCTGTCTGAAAATACGACACGATGGATACCACGGACTGTCTTCACGATGTAGTAACCATCTCCAACAATTTCCAAATTGATTTAATGGTAGTAGCAATGGTTGACCCATAGCGCCAGTTAAGTGTGCTACGGCTGTATCTATCGCTACTACTACGTCACAATTGTGAATTAACCCAGCAGTATCGTCCCAATTAGTAATTGATGCTGGATATGTTTTTAATCCAAGATTGATTAATGTTGTATTCTGCTCTTGACTGCAATCTGCTTGTAAATTAATCCATTCGTATTCTGGATTACGCTTAATCAATTCTATCATATTCTCAAATGGAATAGACTTGTGTTGATTAATCCAACTATCACGACGACCAGACCAACAAAATCCAACTCTGAGTTTAGTCTTAGTATCTAATTTTGTTTGCCAACGTTGAATTGATTGTTTACTAGCATTGATATACTGTATTTCTCTTGGCAAATTCTCATAAGTAATTTTTAAAATACCAGGAATACTCATTATGGAAATCCAATAATCAAATTCTGGCAATGGATCTACTGTAGACACAACGGTAACAGATTTTCTAAATGAATTTTCAATCAGTGATTTAAGTACTGGCTCTACTGAAATAATTACATGAGTACCAAGAGCTTCTAATTGAGTAATAAAACGAGAAAATTGAATGTTGTCACCGTGTCCCTGTTCTCCAGAAATGAATAGTCGTTTACCATGTAAATTTTCCCCAGACCAACGTGGTTGTTTAAATTTTGGACTAAGACCATTTAGATGTTCGAATTGCCAACGCTTTTCATATTGAGGCCAGCCACGAGTTAAATCACCTGATAATAGATAAGCAACTGCCAAATTAAATTGAGCCACGGTATCATCTGGGTCAATATCAATGGCACATTGTAAAAATCTAATTGCTCTTTCTGGAAAACCCATTTCTCTAATAACGTTTCCGTAGTTGGTATACGCCGCCCCCAAATCTGGAAATTTAATAAATGCTTGAGCATATAATTCAATGGCCTGATCTGGTCTGGATGTGGATCTAAAATGAGCAGCTTGCTCGAAAAGTTCTATTAATGTCATTACAATATTTAACAGTATTAATGAATCATTAATATTTTTATCAGTTTGTCCAAATTACATTGACAATATCATAGTTATACAGTATAATAGTTTTATTGATTGAGAAGCAATTCTTAAATCAATCGTGTAGTAAAAGGTAGACGAGAATAGACACACAAGTCTCTTGAAAAAGACTGATCCTAATCTTAGCGTCATGTGTCGTGATCTGGATCGCTGATCCACCAAATTGTTTATTGCTGATCATGAATATATGAACCCATGTTTATTGTACTTTGAACATTGTATAATGTTTATTGTCCGGTCTATTACTTGACCTTTTGCCACGTTAAATTTACTAATCATCTAAAAAGAGAAAATATGAACATTACACTACGTAAAGCATCAGCATTACAAAATCGTATCAATGAAACAATCAATGATATTAGAATCGAAACATATGTGGACTTGAATGAGTTTCAAGACGCGAAAGAAGTATTAGCAACTGCAAATCAAACGCTATTTGATAACGATGCTCGTCGTCAGCAATTGTTATTAACATTATACACTGTTCGTAGCTTAGTGGCAGCAGCTAACTCAGCTAGTGGTGTTGATTTAAAATTAGCAACTGCCGCGTTTATTGACAAGCGAATTGCTCAATTGGATCCAATCGCTCATTTGCCAGAACGTGAATCGTTGGACATTATTAATGGCCGTCTTGCTAAAATCAAAGCACAAGAGCCAAGCTCACGTAGTCGTTTGTACGGTGATCAAGATTCAGTAAAGACTTCAGTAGTTGATAGTGATCAAATTAAATTAATTAAACAAGAAATTTTGTCTTTGAAAAAACAAAAACAAACAATTAACGATGAAGTTCTTGAGTTGAATATCAAGACTGAGATACCACTAAGTGATGAATCAGTAGCTATTTTGACAGCAGAAGGAATTTTGTAATTAGATAGTTCCTGGGTCAGTTAAATTTAACTGTTGAAATCCCCAGGATCTTTCGTTACAACCATTACAACTGTTACATCTACTAATCTCATGTATATCACAGCTATGAGTGATATAAAATAATGCTGATTGATCAAGTTTTATAATCAGATCAACTACATGACTTTTATTCAAGTGACAAAACGGAGCTTTAAATCGTTGAGTTTGTTGATATGGAATAGAACTCCATCCTATCATGTGTTCGGGTAATTGTTGTATCAAACCAGTGTATGCTCTGTCAAATTTTAATTTCCAAACATCTTGAAGACCAGATTTGACTTGTTCTGTTTCTGGCAATGTGTTGTCACCAACTATAATTGGATCCACGTATGGAAGTTTATAGTGTGAATTTACATGAGCTACAACTGGTTTGGCAAAGTGTCTGGATCCTTCTTTTCTTAGTACGGTGAACGGAACGATTTCGTGTATATTTTCTAATTCTTCATTGACTTTCAACAACATATAATAAAGTATAGCACTGTCAATTCCACCGCTTATAAAAACGGCAATTTTTAATTTTCTAGAAGATGGAAGTAACAATGTTACAGTTCGTTGATCATCTACTGGTCCGCACGTAATTTTCATCTTGTATTTATTGGATACATTACTCATTGACAATAAATATATCGTAGTGTATAATAGTTTTATAGTAAGAAATGCTCCTCTAGCTCATCGGTCAGAGCAGGAAACTCATAATTTCTTGGTACCGTGTTCGATTCACGGGGGGAGTACCAGATTTTTTGTTGTACATGCGGGGGTATCTCATCCGGCTTCTACCCGGACGTTAATCGAGTAATTGGAGTATGCAGGTTCGAGTCCTGTCCTCCGCGCCAAAAATTTTAGGAATTTCTTTTCAAAAATCTGCTATATGGATGAAAAGATATTTCCCAGAGATACACGAAGCTGTTTGTTTTAAAGTAAACAGAAATAAAAAGGGTCGTTAGTTTAATGGTAAAACCTCGCTTTTACATGGCGATGACGGCAGTTCAATTCTGTCACGACCTACCAAGTTTTGCGAGAGTGGTGGAATTGGTATACACTATGGGCTTAAAACCCATCGCCGCAAGGATTACGGGTTCAAGTCCCGTCTCTCGTACCAAATTTAGTTAAAAGGAAAGTTATGAAACGAGAATTAAATAACATATATGAACGAGTATTAGCAACGTCTGCGCGAGTTAGAGAAATTAAAGAAGTTCGTGCTGCTGCCATTGAGATCGGACATTATGAATTAAATCAGTATAAAAAACACGAAACACCGGCGCAGATAGTAGATAGAGAAATCGAAGCTGGGGTGATTGGCCGAGATTATCTCATGAAAGCGGTATCAAAAACCAATAAACGTAATAAGGATTACAACAAAACTAAACGAAGGTAACAATCATGTATAAGAAACAAATCGACATAAACGATGTAGTAGAATTTCTGGAAACCTGTGACACCAATACCAAAGTATATATTGGCTGTGACTCAGAACGATTTCAAATAAATCAAGTATGGTATGCCGATTATATTACTGCTGTGGTAGTTCACATTAACGGTAACAACGGTTGTAAGATTTTCGGAGCAGTTGATCGTGAGCGAGACTATGAACAAAATGTTAACAAGCCTCGTCATCGTCTTATGTCAGAAGTCTATCGTGTGGCTGATTTGTATCTTAAATTAAGTGAAGTGGTAGCACATGATATTGAAGTACATTTGGACATAAATCCAAACGAAATCCACAATAGTTCAATTGTGGTTAATGAAGCAGTTGGTTATATTAAGGGAATGTGTGGAGTGGTTCCTTTCGTTAAACCAGAGGCTTTTGCTGCTAGTTATGCTGCTGATCGTTGGAAATCTGTTATGGAATATCAGCGTCATATGACTGGAACGTAATGTTGTAAAAAAACAACACTTTTGCCCCCTTAGTCTTTCGAGACTTTGGGGGTTTTTTATTGCTCCGAAAATGCTTGACATTAAATCAAAAACAGTCTATAATGTATCATAAACTGAAAAAACGGAAGAAAATGAATATTACTACTGAACCTTTTAAAATCACAAAGCGTGAGTTTTTTCGTCGTGTTTGCCCAAAATTTAATCCTAAACTCGATACGTTCGATGTTTATCCCACTACTCAACACGATCTGAACATTGTTAAAACCATTTTAGTACTTCCCGAGGGTACGGCGTATTCTGTGGGTTTTGTATTCGATGGCGTTCAGTATCATCTGGAAAGTGAAATGAAATTCGTTCCAAGCGTTGTTGCATAAAAGCAACACTATCGCTTGACGATAAATCAAAAACAGTCTATAATGTATCATAAACTGAAAAAACGGAAGAAAAGATGATTACAGCAGAAAAATTAGAACAGTTGCAGAATATTGGTGCCGATCAAATGACTGACATGATGTCAGACGCTGGCTATCCTGTCGCTGACGAGCCGTATCTCAACACTCATTTCGAGGGCATGAACGTTTCTACCGATAATAAAGTAAACTTTCTTTACTGCGGTATGTATTACGACACTCATGTTACTTGTGCTATTCAGTACGCTCATTTGATCGTGTCATTCGATTTGATGACTGGCAAAACTTCAGTAGACTACTCAGCTTAAAAGGAAAAAATTATGATCACAGTACGCGGCTTTGAAGATAAATTCTGGACATTTCCCGGTGGGGAACGTTCAGTCAAATTAACACTGAATGAAAAACAAATTGCTGTGCAACGAGTTTTTGATGCCACGCCCGCCGGCGAATGGCCTGTATTTGAAATGCGTATGGACTTCAGGGGTTCAGACGATTTAGTGGATATGATGCTGGCAGTAAACGCTCTACGCAATGCGTACGGGCATGAAATTAAAATATCTCTGGATGTTCCATATTTCCCATTTAGTCGGCAAGATCGTGTGATGACTGAGGGCGAGTCATTTGGACTTCAAGTGGCTGCCGATATGATTAAACTGTGCAATTTCAAAAGTGTTACTACGCTTGATATTCATAGTGATGTAGCTGCCGCACTTTTCCCAGCAGGTGTATTTGGAAATGTTTCGCAAGACACAGTGTGGGCTAATCGCATCAAAGATTTGGCACACTTGGCAGAGTTGGAACTCAACGGAAAAACCGTTATTGTGTCGCCTGATGCCGGCGCACTCAAGAAAATTTACAAAGTAGCCGCTGCTACAGGATTGCCAGTAGTAGAGGCTAAAAAGATTCGTGACGTTGCCACAGGGCACATTGTCAAGACTGAAATTGATGGCTCACAACTTAGTGAGTTTGAACAAGTAGTTATCGTTGACGATATTTGTGACGGTGGACGTACATTCGTAGAACTTGGTAAAGTCATTCGTGATAGCGGGTTTCGAGGTAGATTAGTACTGTGTGTAACTCACGGTATTTTCTCGAAAGGTCTGGATGTGTTTACTGAGTACTTTGATGAAATCCACACAGTAAACAATATCGGTGGGGTTGATCTGGTCGCATTTAACGGCTCAACACGATAAAAAGCTTGACAGTAAATTGGAACTTTGATATAATATTTACATAGACTAAAGAAAAGGAAAAGGAAAAGAAAATGAAAATTACAGCACTCACTTCAATGGACTCGTACAAACTGGGTCACGGGGAAATGTACCCTGAAGGCACTACTAAAGTTTACTCAAACTTTACTCCACGTTCGCTCAAGCATTTGAACATGCCTGATCACTGGAAAGCAGATAACAAAATTGTGTGGTTCGGATTACAGGGCTTTCTTCACGAACTCAATTCAGTTTGGAAAGAGACATTTTTCGATTTACCCGAAGATGAAATTTGTGACGAGTTTCTTGAATTCGTAGCACCATTTGTCGGGCCCAACGGTTTCAATATCGAACGTATTCGTGAATTACATCGTATTGGATACTTGCCGCTTGAAATCAAAGCTCTGCCAGAAGGATCACGAGTGCCGATTGGTGTGCCAGTATTGACAGTTACTAACACTGTAGCATCAGCATTTTGGTTGCCTAACTTTCTTGAAACATGGCTTTCTGCTGAGTTGTGGAAATCATCGACTTCTGCCACAATGGCACGAGTGTATCGTAAAATTATCGACTCATACGCTGACGCTACAGGCGGAAGTAAAGAGTTTGTCGTATGGCAAGGTCATGACTTCTCAATGCGTGGCATGTCTGGTATTGCTGATGGTGCAAAATCGGGTGCTGGTCATTTGTTGAGTTTTCTTGGAACTGACGTACTATCAGCAGTCAAGTATGTCAACGACTACTATCATGGCAAATCAACTTTTGTTGGTGGCTCGGTGCCTGCTAGTGAGCATAGCGTAATGAGTTCTTCTAGTCGTGATGCTGAGTTGGATACATATCGCTACATCTTGAGCAAATACCCAAGTGGTGTTGTCTCACTGGTTTCAGATACATACGACTTTTTCCAAGTGATCACAACATACGCCGCGATTCTGAAAGATGATATTTTGAATCGTACTCCTGACTCACTTGGCTTGGCTAAAGTTGTGTTTCGTCCTGATTCGGGTGATCCAGTCAAGATTATCACTGGCGATCCAGAGGCATCAGCGGGTTCACCTGAACATAAGGGTGCTGTTGAATGTTTGTGGGAAATCTTTGGTGGTACAGTAAACGATAAAGGGTACAAAACTCTGAATCAACGTGTTGGTCTTATCTACGGAGATTCGATTACCATTGAGCGTTGTAAAGATATCTTGTTTATGTTAGCCGCTAAAGGATTCGCAAGTGACAACATTGTATTTGGTATCGGTTCGTACACATACCAGTTTGCTACTCGTGACTCGCTTGGGTTTGCTATGAAAGCTACTCATCGTGTTACTAACGGCGAAGGTGTTGCTATCTTTAAGGATCCTAAGACTGATTCTGGTACTAAGAAATCTGCTCGTGGTTTACTGTGTGTACATCGTAGCCCACTCTCAGGTGACTATGTATTAGTTGATGGAGTGTCGAAATCGGCAGAACGTACAGGTGAGTTGAAAACTGTGTTTCTTGACGGTAAGATTCTTGTCAACGATACTTTCGAGGCGATTCGTAATCGTCTAGTTGCTGAGAAATGATCTGGTTTATTTTGCCACTAGTGATGTATATCATCGCTATCTCTGCCCAGTTGTTGTTCACCACTATTCCAGTTTTTCTGGTAGTGGTTCTAACAGCACTGGGCATAGCGACGATTACACTTATTATATACATAGCACGAGTGATATTTAAAGCAACTAGACCACACAGTGATCGATCATACAGAGGTGTATTTTTTGGTGAATCATATTCTCGTAACTCAGATTCAGGCATAAGTTCGTTTCTTTCTGGATATATAGTTGGAAGTTCATCCAGTGATTCAAGTAGTTCATGTAGTTCAAGTTCAGACAGTAGTTCAGGAGGTAGTGACTAAAATGACATTTATCGATATTGTAATGATGATATTATCTATTATTGGGTCTTTAGCACTCATTGGATTAGTAATAGTATTTGCTTATATATTTAATAAAGTTGTGTTAACTTCAGTAGTGAGTGTCTACACAGAATTATATAATCAATCAAAACCTAAGGTTAAAAAATGAATATTGTAAAAGGTAATTTATTAACATTGGCCGTAAACGGAAAGTTTGATGTTATTGTACAGGGCTGTAATTGCTTTTGTGCAATGGGTGGTGGTATCGCTCGTGAAATCGCTGAACGTTTTCCTGAAGCCGTATTAGAAGATAATAAAACTATCAAGGGCGACTACAACAAGTTAGGTAATTACACACAAGTTGAAATTGACGATACGTTTATTTTGATTAATGCCTACACTCAATACGCATTAAGTAACGGAAATGATGTATTTGAATACGATGCTTTTAAATTGATTCTACAGAAATTAGCACGAGAATTTCCAGCCGCTCGTTTTGGTTTTCCATTAATTGGAATGGGATTGGCTAATGGAAACAAAACTCGTATTATGGGTATGCTGGCTGAATTTTCAGAAAAAATTACTGAGTTTGGCGGTACATTTACACTAGTAGAATTTGAATAAAAGTGTTGTTTTTATACAACAGTCGTAAGTTGACAATAAATCGATAATCAACTATAATGTAGTTATGATAAATTCAATACTTAAATGGTCAGCAACGCTTCTCACGATTCTGGGAGCGTTAGCTATTACATATGGGCTGGACCCGCTCAATATCTACTTGCTAAATTTAGCTAGTATTCTATGGATTATTTGGGCACTAAGAATAGGTGAGCGTTCTATTATCGTTGTAAATGCGGCAATGCTAGTAATTTACGGATATGGTCTGATTATCAGACTGTTGTAAAAATACAACAAATCTATTGACAATAAATCAAAAATCGTCTATAATAGTTACATGATGACAAAACGCAAACGCCGCAACGACTGTACCCACTTGATCTACGTGATTCAAAACACGGTGACGGGTGAACAGTACGTGGGTATCACTGTCAAGAACGTGGGTGGGATTCAAAAGACTCTCAAGCGCCGCATTCAAAAGCACGTGCAACGTGCGCTGGCTGAAGACAAGGGCTGGGCACTGTCACGCTCAATTCGTGAATATGGCTCTGAGTCATTCACTTACGGCTTGCTCGAAACAGTACGTGGTCGTTCTGCCGCACATACTCGTGAGCGTGAGTTGATCAACGGTCAACGCCCAGCATTGAACACATTTTAAGGGTATACAATGAACGAACAAATCGAGAAAATATACGGCGAGGCATGTATTGCTGCCGGAAATTTGGACGAAAGAGATTTCTGTGAACATTTTGCTAAATTGTTGATCAAACAATGTGCTGAATTGTGTGCTAACATCGATGGTGGTGAGAATATGTTTTCTCGTACTATCCGTAAAAATTTCGGAGTTAAAGAATGATTAGCGCAAAACAAGCTGTCGAATTGGTCGAAAACAGCGAGACATTAATTAAAGAACGATTAGAGAAAATTGGTAAATTAATCGAGGTTGAAGCTAATCTCGGCAAACGTGAATTGACACTGAAAGAATACGACTCAGACTTATATAAAGTCAAGAAAAGTCCATACTATTCGCCTAATTTTACTCCTATTCAACGCTTGATTGCTCTAAGACTTGAGACGCATGGGTATAGAGTAAAAATTGAATCATACGAATATGATGCGTCTAAAGGTCTTTCAAGTATGGAAACTGAACCTCGTATTGAAACATCATACGATATTGTGATAAGATGGTAAATCAATAAAGTTAACTGACACAACGAAAACGGAATCAAAATGACAGAACGTGAAGAAATTCAAACATACTACAGCGGAGTAGCAGAGGGCATTTGCAAATACGCACATTGGAAAGACGGCGTACAGTATGTGGGCACTACTGGTAAAACCTTGAAAGAGGCGCTTGAAGACCTTAAAGCCGAACGTAAGTATCAATTGGCAGGAGCATTCAATTGAAATATATTGTAGCTATCATAGTTACTATGATGGTTATTTAAAATTAAGGAAATATTATGAGAAAGATGGCAACTATTCGTCGTATTGACGAACTAAACCCTATTGAGGGTGCTGATAAAATTGAAGTGGCTACCGTTGGTGGCTGGAAAGTCGTATGTCAAAAAGGATTATATGTAGTTGGCGATTTAGTAGTATACTGTGAAATTGATAGTTTCATTCCCACTACTATTGCTCCATTTCTGACTCGTGACGGGCACTATCCAAAGACGTATAAGGGTGTTGAGGGCGAACGTCTGCGCACAATTAAGCTACGTGGGCAAATCTCTCAAGGATTGTTACTGCCCTTGAGTGTTCTTGCTGTTAATACTTCTTCAGGTGATTATCTTGGTGACTGGGAACAGTTTGAGAACGAAGATGTAAGTGAGAATCTTGGCATCGTGAAATGGGATCCACCTGTATCAGCACAACTTGCTGGTGTCGCTCGTGGTAATTTCCCGAGCCAGATTCCAAAGACTGATCAAGAACGTTGTCAGAATTTGAAGCGTGAGATTTCTCAAGCTGGTAATACAATGTTTGAGGTCACTGAAAAATTAGACGGTTCTTCAATGACTGTATATCTGATTGATGGTGTCTTTGGTGTATGTAGTCGTAATCTTGATCTGAAAGAAAGTGAAGATAATACTTTCTGGCGTGTTGCTCGTGAGTTGGATCTTGAAACTAAAATGCGAGCTATGGGTGATAACTTTGCCGTTCAGGGTGAACTGATTGGCGAAGGAATTCAAAAGAATATCTATGAGATCAAAGGTCATAAATTCATGGTATTTGATATGTATGATATTGTCGAGGGCGCATACTTGAAGCCAAACGATTGTCAAACTAAAACTCAAATACTGGGTCTACAACATTGTCCTATTATTCATCGTTGTGGTTCAGTAAATCATACTATTGATGAATTGCTTGAATTAGCCGAGTGCAAGTCTATGTTGAATGTCAAGACCGAGCGTGAAGGTTTGGTATTCAAGGCATTGGATGGTGGTTTTACATTCAAGGCTATTTCAAATAAATTTTTATTAAAGCACGGGGATTAACATGAAAGATCACATGGAAAAAGAAACAGAGGAGCTTAGTAAACTTCTTATGGAGTGGTACAACAAAGGGTTTTCGGATTGTCAAGAAGCGACGATTAACGCAGCAGAATCTGCAATTGATATGGCTATTTTGCTAGAGCGTGAGGCTTGTGCCAAGTTGTGCGATGCAATGGCTGAAGATGTTGTTAGGTTTGAATTTAATCAAATTATTGCACTTGAGCGTTGTGCCGAGGCAATCAGAGCAAGAGGTGAAAAATGACACCGAAAGATAACGAACTGCGTATGCAAGTTGGTTTGGTTATAACGCACACCGATGACGAACTTCTTTTTGTTCGATCAGAAAATATTAATACTCTTGATGCGCTGCAAGCGTTTGCTGATTTAGTGCGCCAAGATGAACGTGAGGCTTGTGCGAAGTTGTGTGAGGAAACGACTAATCTTGGTTGGTTTGCCAAAGAAATCAGAGCGAGGGGTGAGAAATGAAAGATTACACAAAAGAAAACAATTGGGTACATGACATGGTGATAGCGTGTAAACAAGACCCAAACAGCACAGACATAAACGGAGTCGCTCTGTACCATGTCATTGACCTAATCAGGCGGGACGAGCGTGAGGCTTGTGCTGCGATTTGCGAACCAGCACCAAGTGGTGATTATTTTGCAGCAGCAATCAGAGCAAGGGGAAACGAATGATTATATTTAAAAAAGAATATGACGATGAATCTCTTTATGATTTGGACAGAGATGTTTCAGAAGCAATTGATGACGATTTCAATTCCAAGTTGAAATCAATTCCAACAGATGAACATGGTTTTCGATTGGGTAAATTCACAGTAACTATTGAATGGAGCGAAGAATGAATTGGATATTAATTATTTTTGTATGGGGCAGCGGTATGCAGACGATACCTGCACTAACTAGCATCTCTGTTGATACTGAAGCAGCGTGTCAAGCAGCAGGGGTAAAGGTTGTGAAAGACTTTTCTGCCCAATATCACGGCGTTAAATTTTCTTGCGTAAAGAAGAATTAAATATTATTCTCTTGACTTTAAATGTAACTTGTGTTACACTACTTACTTAAACTTAATAAGGCATTAAAATGATTATTCTTTATGGATTGTTGACAGTCGTATATTTAGTGGGTATCGCTCTATTCACCACTGTGTGGGCAGATTTTGATCGTTCTAGCACTAGACAA